CATAATTAAATCAGTAGTATTAGTAATCTAATCGGCCCAATCTGTTAAACCGCTCTTATTAAAAGATTCATTTAAACCTTCTTCACTACCGCCAACATTTAAATTAGCGTTTTCGCTATCCATTTGTTTCTAAGCAGCTTGCTTAGAACGAAGATAATCTTCTCCTCCACGAGTTTTTGCATCTGCGCTTGTTTCTCCACCATAAGGCGTTCCTGCTGCATCCACTGTCAACATTTGAGCCTAATCTTCAAGAACTGAAGTAATACCGCCTTCCTCTTCACTAGATAGCTATCCTAAAATTTCTTCAAGACGTTCAGCACTAGCAGTAGTACTATTTAATTCTTGTGTCATATTTTCTAAATCTGCAATTCTACCATCTAATACACTATCAGATTTACCCAAAGCAGCTAATGCAGCCTATAATTCTTTAGCTTCAGCAGCTGTCGCAGCAAGCTTTTGTTTTAATGTATCCTATACTTTACCTAATCCAGTATCGGCAGTTTTATAAACTTCATTACCATTATCGTCTTTAGTTTTTACTGAAAGTTTAGAAGCAGTTTCTCTTAAATCTTTGGCACGGACTTCCGTCATAGCACCTTTATCCACTGCTTTTCCAATATTTTCAATTTTTTCGCTAGCCTATCTTTCAGCATCTCTCATTGCTTCATCTAGCTCAGACTTCATAGCTTCACCATATGCCTAAGCAGCTTCTTCTCCAGCAGCTTTAACTTTATCAAAAATAGCTTTCGCCATTTCATCTCTACTGTCGGCCGCCTCTCTTAATCCAGCTAAAAATTCTCCTCGAACAGCATCAGCTGTTACTGTTTCACCAGAATCTACTACCCTCTACCGAGCCTAAGCATATTGCTAATTAATATAATCTCCCTACTCACCAAATCGATGATGTTTTGTCTTTCTGTGATTTGCTCCATAATCTATTACATCGTCAAAGGCTTGAGATATTGCGTCATTTCGTTTTTGATTTTCTTCACCCTAATGTTTCTTCTAAAAATCTTCCTTGGCCTTATCTCTAGCCTCAATTTTCTCATAGGCTTTTGCTAAATCTCGAGCGTCTTCAACTTCTTCCCTTGCTGCATCCGCTGCTTTACCAGCAGCAATTGCTCTCTTATCCATTGCTCGTACTAAATCCATTTGAACTTGAAGCTATTTAAGCTCTTCTTCAGTTACGCGACCAGCAGCTGCACGTAGCTATTCTTGCATACGAATTTCTCTATCAAGAGAAGCATTTTCTGCATCGCCTTCACGACCACGCATATTAGATTTTAAGTTACGAATACCCTCAAGAGCATCTTCTTTAGTCTTTTCATGTTCTTTTTTACCCGCTGGAGTAAATTGCTTAATACTATAAGCAGCATTTCTTAAACCCTAAGCAATTTCTTTATGGAAAACTTTTGTGGCAATAGCTCCAATAGTTGCTAGAACGCCACCTAAACCTCCAAAAGCATCAACTAAACTACCTACTCCATCAATAACATGGCTTAAACCATCTAAAAAACCAATGAAAAAATCGTCATCTAAAATTTTAGTATATAAATTTTCTGCTGCTGCTGTTACTCTGTCTCGAGCAGCCTCCCAGCTTTCAGCATAAATCTCAGCTTGTTTATTAAGTTCTCCATCCGCTGCGCCAGCAGTTGCAAGATTTTCTTCCATAAAATCCCAATTATCCATCAAAGTAACCATTTGGTTATATTGACGAACACCAGCAACAGTTTGAGCCAATGCCAACTATTGGTCTTTATTTAAAGTTACCCATTTTGCGGCCATTTCTTCAAGAATACTATCCATATTCTTCAATTCGCCAGTTTGGTCAAAAATACTAATACCGACTTTTTGCAAAGCTTCAGAGTATTTATTTAAAGTAGTACCATCTTCAAGGGTGTCTCCTTGCTTTAAACCTTGAATACGTGCAAAGATTGTTTTTAATGCTGTACCAACAACTTCTTCACTTTCACGAGATGTTGCAGTAATTGTTGCCAAAGCAGATGCAGCATATTCATAACTCAAACCAATAGTATCTGCAATACCGGCAAATTTCTCTAATCCACCAGCAATTTCATCAGTGCTAGACGCAGTTGCAGCACCTAATTTTGTTAATACATCGGCATAATGTTCATAAGCAACATCGCCTTCTTTGTTAAAATTATTCCAAATAGCAGTTAATTGATTAGAAACAACATCTGCGCTTTGTCCAGTTACATTTGCCATTTTTGCAGTAACAGCAGCTTTTTGCATAGCTTCAGATTGAGTATCACCCTATTGGAAATAGATTAAAGAAGCTTTAGCATATTCATTAGTTGTTGTACTTAATGCCCGCGCTGCCTTATTTGCCTTAGCTGCAAATGCATCCATTTCAGCAACACTAGCACCAGTAACAATGCGAATATCATTTAAAGATTTATTTAAATCTTGAGCATATCCATAAGCAGACTATACGGTTCCCATAAAACCATGTAAAATACTAGAAGATAACTGCCATCTTGCAGTATTTGCTAATGTAGTACCAAGCTCTCTAACCCTTTGACTGCATCTAATTAAAGGAGCTTCTGCCTATAAAACAGACTAAGCTAAATTCGTAAATGCTTGACGACCGGCCGGACCAAGAGCATTTAATTGATTAGCATATTGCTGAAGAGAAACTCCGCCTTTTTTTAAGGAATCAGAAAATTGACCTAAATCTAATTTTCCTGTTTTTAAATTTGTAGCCGCTTCTAGTTTAGCCTATAACTCTCCTGCTGCGGTCATAGCTCTTTGAATTTCAGGTGTAATTTGTGAAATTCCACTATTTTTCAATGCAGAACCAGTAGCCAATCCATTAAGCTCTTTTTGCAAATTTTTAATTGCGGCAATAGCCTCATTCGTATTCGCAGTAAAAGCTAAACTAACATTAAGATTTTTTGCCATACAAATTTTTATCTCCTTTCTCTCCTAATTTTTTATTTTGCAAAATAAAAAATCGGGGATGAGAATAATCAAATTCTCATCCCCGACTATTCCTATTAAAATTTAAAAATCTAAATAATAAGAATAATTTAATTAGCCCAATTTAGTTAGGACTTCACGCAATAAAGCCATATTCTCTGGGTCCCCAATCTTCTTTTGGATTTCAGTAGCATCAAAATTTAAATTATCATAATCAGCTTTTAATGTATCTAAAATTCCCATTACAGAATTATTATATTGATAAATATTATTAATAGTAGACCAAACATTTTCTTGAATTTCTTGCCAATCTTTTTCACGAATAACATCAACAATATCTGTAAAAATACCAGTGCTTACTAAAATATCATATAATTTAAATGGGTCTTCTTTCATTTTTTCAGTGAAACTTAAATTAGTATAAGCATAAGTAATTTCTAATACCATATTAAATTTTACTCTCATTGGATTGTAAAATCCATTATCATCAATAGACTTATTAATAATGTTTGATACTAATTCAAGCTTTTCCTTAAAAGGTAAATAATGTTTTACTTCATAATAAACTTCTTCTCCTGCTAAATTATAATAAAAGACACTTGTTGCCCCTCCGTCTACTTTAGCTTGAAGTTTTGAAAATGGTACTTTAGCCATAGCTAAACTCCTCCTTTATCTCATTTTACAATTATATTATACCAGAAAATTTCTGATTTGTCAAATTTTATACATTAAACTTTATATTGATTGGAGCTAAATTTAAGTTTTTACGCACAGTATTATAAGCTTCAGTCTCCATAAAAGATTCGCTTTTAGCAACATCATTGCTACTAGTAGTTTTTAAAGACTTATACATTATATTAGCTAAAGACTTAGGTTTTAATCTTGGATTTTCATGCATTCTTTCCATTCTTTTAATAAGTCTATTAATTAAACTCTCAAGTCTTGTTAATGCTAATTCAAAGTTTTTACCTGAATCTGCTAATGTTGATTTAATCTAAATATTATAAATTACGGCTCCAGACTCATCAATAACAACAACGTCTCCTCCTGTCAACCAACTAGCTGAGTTTAATGATGCTAATAACCAAGGCTATACTACTTGTGGAGAACTAAAAATCCCTGAAAATCCACCGTGGTCATCTATTTTTAAATTTACAAGCTAATTACTATTAACAGCACTAGCAGACATTAAACCAAATAATTGTTTATTGTATTGAGCCACATGATTCATAAAAGCATCTAACTATTTACCTTCGGCATTGCCCTAAGAAGCAAAAATAATTTCTCCATAACTACGTCCAGTAAAAGATTCATGTCTAGACTAATACAAAGGAGATTTTGAAGAAATTGTTTTATGTAATAATTGAGCATCTGTATTATTCATTTTATAGCCAGAAAGTTGATTACACATATCACTATAATGTCGTCTAAAAAAATTCTAAATCTCTTGAGCGGCCGCATATGCAGCTAAATCTTTATCCAAAGAACCAACTGCCGTATTTAATTGAGTTTTAGTAACATTAATACCACCCTCAGTCATTACACTTGCTTCTTCTATATTCTAGGACCAAGTCAATTCTTTTTCTCCAAATTTAGTAATAGCAATTAAGGTAACAGCATTATTACCAAAATATTTTTTTTGAATCTATTCCCATCTTTCATATATCTTTTTTGCACTATAAGATGACTGACGTCTCATAGCATTTTTCCATACTCCTGGATGAGACTGACTCTCTCTTAATTCCATAGTATACATTTGAGATATTTCATCTTTTAATATTACTAAATCGTGATAAAATTCTTGATTTTTTTCATTATACCATTCTTCAAATATTTGAATAAAAGTATCTTTATCCAATAAATGTCCACCAAAAATAATACCTTCAGCCATTCTATTCCTCCTTTTACTACAAATGACAAAAAGGGGAGAGATTAATTTCTTAATCTCTCCCCTTAAATTTATTTAATTGTCAATTATTCCTCAGTTGCAAAACCTGCAAAGGGACGAGTACCAGCTACCATGCCATTGAAGTCAATAGTATCAGTAGAATGAGTGCTTACACGGTCGATAGCGCTATCGGTATCAGCAGATTCAATAATCTGAATAGCTGCCAGAACCTTCTTAGTGCGGTCGAAACGAGTATAATCTGGGAATGCATCCATAGTGAAAGTGAAAGTGGATGGGTCGCCAGAAGATGCCATAGTGAAAGTAAAGTTAGACTGAATCTTGCAGTTAGGAATTACGAACTCTGCAGGCATATCAACACCCTCAGTATTACGGAACAGAGTAGAAGCCTCTAGGTAATAGTTACCACCGAACTTGTCGGGAGTGATATCAATCTGCTGTGCCATAGACTTACGAGCAACATAGTAGTCAACCAATACAACACAACCAGCATAGAAAGGACTCAAATCGTTAGCACGAGCCTGCTGATTAACCTCACTACGAGCTTCATCAGTCCAAGTTTCAGTTAACTTAATTACATTGCCTTCAACAGAACTAGGAATGAAAGGCTCAGTAACGATTTCACCATTCTGCATTAACATAACATAAATGAAATCTTCACCATAGCCACTCTTACCCAACTCAGGTACATAAGGAGCTTCCTGTAGAGTAATAGTTACTTCACCATCGCCAACAACAACAGCATCAGTCTGCTCAGTAGTATGAACCATAATGGGCTTAGCATCACTAGCCTCAATCAAACCTGCGCCAGATAGAATCATGAAGCCAGCGGGAGAGATTAGAGCATCTTCCATAGTGAAAGTAATGGTACGCTCACCTTCCCAAGCCATCAAACGAGAGTTACCACGGCCGCCCTGTGCATAAACGGTAGTAGCAGCACCCTCCATGCTAGAAGTCTTCAGAGTATCAAAATAGATAACAGGTTCGTTCTTATAGAAAATCTTGTTACCAACCTTCTGGTTAGCCTTTGCCTTTAAGACAACATCACAAATTTCGCGAACGCCAAATTTCATGGTTTGTATCCTCCTTAAAATTTTAGTTAGTGAATATTTTTCATCCAATTGTCAGGTTGATTGTCGGGTTTGCCTCCAGCCAAACGACAACGGACGTCCATATCCCAATTAATATATAGCATATATCTTTCAACTAAGTCATATAATTGGAACATGGTTAAATCCATTAGCTCCTACATAGGAATATGTAATCCCACTGTAAGTATTGAAAGATACTGGCTAAATATACTGATATTACTTTGACCCTTTTCAGCAGCAACCTTAGCTCGTCCTCGCATAAGTTTTTCTGCTATCTCTCGAGCTTTAGCATTTGCTGGATTAAAACTCTACTAATCCATAGGGCCAGTTTTCAGACAACAGATATTTGTCAACGCTGCTTGTAATGACTCAAAATTCTTTTCATCAATTTGAATTGTCATTCCATCTCCACTAAGTAGCACAGAGCGTGGAGTCATCATTACTTTATATTTTGGAAATATTAAAGTAAAGACTTGCTGCACCGCAAACTTTTTATCTGCCGCTTCTTTTTCTGACATTATCGTCATAAATATTTGAAAATTATTTGTATCTCTTAAAAGAGATTCGTCCTTGATAAACATGGATTTATTTAAGCACAAACACTAAATACCTGTAAAAAAATCTGCTTCCCCTATAAATGCAATCTCTTTGATGCGAGGTTGATGAATAACTAACTAACATTCAGGAACGGGATAATCCGTTCCGCACATTAAAGATAATCGAGTATCCATCAATTATTAAACATTGCATCAAAGTTTTTGATGAAGTCTTCTTCATCATTAGGATTAGGCATTTTCTTTTTATCCTCTTCTCCATGGATAGCTTGATACATTAAACACAATCCACCAAATTCATCCGTAAGAATCATTTGATTTGCGCCTAAAAATTCCAACTCACCAATTCCAGTTAAATGTTTTCCATTGAACATAGAATCAATCTCTGCCGCAATCTTATAAGGACGCAACTCAAAGTCTTTCATTTTCCATTGGTCAAAATGACAAATAATGTCAAACTCAATAATATTATCTCTAAACTCGGGATTCTTACGATTACCAGTAAAATTATCAAAACTAACAATAATATAATTCAATACTGAACCATCAACAGTTAGCTTAGGTACAATCTTAATCTATTCACCAAATAAACCAAGAGTTTCATCCTCGGTTAAATTAGGCTTATTCATACAATCACGAGTTGTGTAGTATAACATTTTTTTCAGACGCTCATTTTTCATAATCATCTGAACAATCAAATTCATATCTTTTTCAGTAGACAAAAAACTTGATTTAGGATAAGAATAAACTTCTCTTTTCATATCTATATCTCCTTTATCACTTAATTATTAAAATAAAGACTCAACAACAATTGTTTTACTATAATCTCCATATAGTAATTCAAATTGTCCACTATAAGAACTAACCCATCGAACAGATACTCGTCTTGGGTCAGTTGGGTCAGGAATTAATTCAACAGGATATTTCTTGTCGACATACCATTCATCAGCTTTTGTACCATTAAATTCATAATCATACAATTTCTTAACCTTAATAAATGTTTCTCCAATAATATCCATTTCATCAACAGTTCCTTCATTTGGGTCTTTAATTGGTTCAATTAAACCACCAACGATACCAGCATCTACATCATCCTCAGTTTCATTAGCATAATACTCTACTGCGATAACTTCCAAGATTCCAGGAGTCGAAATCCAATCAGAAGCTTCAACACGCCAACAAGTATCATCGCCTTGAAGATAAAACTTACTATATCGTTTAAAATAATTCATTGTGTATTCATTTTTTGGCATTAAAATACTCAATGAGTGATTAGGAGTGTCAACACTAATTCCATGTTTTTGAATGAAGTTAATTTTAGTTTCCACTGGACCGCGCACGGCCGCATATGTGGTATGAATACCATCTTCATCCTCCCAAGCAATCTAATAAGAGCACTTGCGAATATCACCACGGAAATAAGCTAATTCAGTTAAATCTTGTAAATAAACTAACCAGTGAGTTTTTGTACCTAACCACTCAAACACATCGCCGCATTTGAAATTATATTCAAAACCCACAGAAATGATTTTATCATCATAGTCTTGTTTTAGTTTATTTGGATTAATAAGTGCGCGAACTGGCTTGCGGTTCTCCGCATCCACTCGCACGACCTCAGCAGCCTGATAAGAATTCCAAACTGCATGGTCTAAAGAACGACGCTTGTCTTTAATCATACGTTCTTGCTGTCTGTTACCGCCCGCCTGACGAAAACGAGTAGCTTGTTCCCAAATACCAGTAATTTTGGGGTCTAGTTGCGTCAATACGATACCAGCCTCATCAATTTTATCTTGTGACAACAAATTCTCAATCTTTTGGATTGTTACAGTATCTAAATCAATGTTCATATTTTTAATTACTTTCATCAATTCTTCTACACGATTTTGCTATTCAAGTTGTTCGGCAGTAGAACCAGCTGGGTCAAACGGTCTTTTATCGTAAACTCCTAATCGACCTTTCATTAATCTAAAAGGGACACGGCTACTTAAATCATAACCTGATGCCATGGCTTAACTCCTACAAAAGACTAATGCTTTCAAACACAGTCTTGCGGTATAGTTCAAAATTCGTCTCTTGAGCTTTCAGTCCCTCTAATTTACATAGCAGCTGTAAAAATTGCGGGTTCATGAATACTTCATTCATGCCCGCAATTTCTAAAATAACTGTATCTAATTGTTTAGGCCAATCTTCTTCATGCTCGCGCATTGGAATTAATTTCCAAAGTTGGTTGGTTAAACGACGAACATTTACATCAATGCTTCTATCATCAAAATCAAATCCATATTTAGTCAAGAGCACTAACCTCCATTAAGCTAGACCAGTTGCTCTTATAACCGCCTTCCGCAGGTTTTCTGCGTTTATATAAGCGTTGCATATGGAACGAATCTCTGCGAGCCTCAGTCAATAAAGACAATAGCTTAGATAAGTGGTTCGCTTGAGAAGTCATTTTAAAATCAGAGCCACTATATTTCATTCGAGTATTTTCGATAGAAGCAACCTGGCGCTGAACCCAACCTTGCTTCATTAAAAGCGCCAGGATGTTGATTTCTTCTTGAGTAAGCTCAACATTAAATCGAGACTTATCAACTAAAACATTTGGAGTCTACAATGTGTCACTTGGTAACTCTCCCCAAACAGTTCCCAATACAAAATCATCGGGAGTTAATTCATCCGCTCCCATAGTTCTAACTTCAATCGTATAATTGTATAAATCTTGACGAGGAAATTCAAAACCAGGAATTGCATTAATTAAAAGATTTTGCAAATCTTTTAAAGTATCTTCGGGAGTTAATTCCAAGTATAAATCATCGGTAACTTGTCCAAGAAAGCGATTATAAACAGCCGAAAATTGTGTCTCAGCCATATAATTGCCTCCTTATTTATTATTCAGCAGATTCAGCAGGAGCCTCAACTGCAGGTTTAGTAACAATATTATATTTAGGTGCGGCCGCAGGAGCAGTTACAGTAGGTGCTGTACGACGTCCGGCAGGAGCTGCAGCAGGCTGTACTCTACGCTCGCCACCATTATTAGTTTTCAAGATTGTCTTCTGGTCATCTTCTTTATCTTCCTCATTGTGCTTCAATGCGGCTTCCACATCAAAACCAGTCTTTTCCTTCAAAGCCTTACGCTTTGGGATATCAACCATAGGAATAGAAATACTCAACTTCTTAATTAAATCAATAACTCCAATGGGAGCAAAGTCAAGTGCATCCAAGAAAGCATCCAAGGAACCACTAGTAATCAACTTGGCAACATCAGCTTCACTCATATGATATTCAGGTTCAGTCTTAATACGAGCAGCTTGAATTCCTTCAAGGTCCAAAATCTGCAAGAATTGACTTAACATAGTAACTCCACCAGGCTGGAAAGTTAATTCTTCTAACTCTTCAGAACTAATTGGAATAATCTGACCAGGCTTGAATTCTCTACGAATTCCCTTGTCTGGAATCTTATAAACAACGGTGCTTGCACCACGGTTTTTTACTCTATACATTGTACTCATTTTTATATCTCCTTTTTCTCTGTTTTTAAAATGAAAAAAAGGGGGAAGAGGGGATATCCCCACTTCCCCCTCTTAGTTATATATTAATATTTAATTAGGCATTAACGTCCTTAACGTTATAGGACATATCAACATAGTTAGAGCTGTCCCAAATAGAGTCAGCCAAATCATACTGACCTAGCAACTCAGTATCAGCATAAGCGCAGATGTTATTAGCTAACATAGCAGTTACGCCAACCTTCTTGTAAACCTGAATCTCACGAGAACGGTCAGCATTTACATACTCGTCAACGATTGTACCACCCTCGAAAGCAATCTTAACAGGCTTGCTATCAGCACCACTTGGGATGATATAGCAATAACCAGGATTGATTACCTTACGAGTATTGGTCTCGTCTTCCAAGCCCTGAGGTAGGATGATAACCTTACGTCCCTTGTACATAGCCAAGTGACCAGTATCCCACAACTCTTGCTTCATATTCTCAGTCCAACGCCAACCCTGCTCAGGAACCATCTTAACTGCGAACTCATAAGTGCAGTAAATAGAAGGCTCACCATAAGCGGAAGCGATAACCAACAAGTTGTCGAAAGCCTTTTCATCGAAGCCAGTAGCAACAACAATATTTGCAGGAGGTAACTGGTTAACAGAAGCAGCTAGAGCATGTCCAACTTCCTTCATAATTAACTCATCCATACCTTCCATAACAATATTAGTTACTTCAGCGAAGTCCACACGACCGTCTAGGAACTCCTCGAATCCAATCTGAGCAGCTCCACCGATAGCAGAAGTACGAACTTCGAAGCTCTCTTCTTCTGCAGGACCTAGCTTAAATACTTCGTAAATACCAGCCAATCCAACACGAGTGATGAACTGCTTAGCACGAGAACGAACGTCTCTCTTACGACGGAAAATAGGCTTGTCGCCCTGAGCGAACTGCTTAGTCTCGGCGAACTGCATATAAGCCATTTCAACCTTCTTAGGCAGAACCTCGTCCAAAGTCTCTTCGATAACAGAGAAAATCAAATTCTTGTTATCACGATATAAAGAATAAGTACCAGCCAACTCATTGAACTCACGACGTAGAGTCTCGTTCAAAGCGGCATAACTAAAGTTTTCACCGTTAAAGCTATAAGACACAGAAGCAGAAGGGTCAGCCTTTGCAACAGTCTTAGCCAACTGTACTAAATTATTTCTATCTAAAGCCATTACTCTTCTCTCCTTTCTTACGCAATACGTAGAATCTTAACGCCCTTTTGATGGTCGGGCATAGTATAAACCTTAACAACCTGCCATTTCATAGCCTGGCTGTTATCCTTAGCCAAGATACCCTTAGCATTAGGTGCCAAAATATCACCAACAGCCAATTCAGACTCAAGAATCATGTTAGTAGTATAATGGTCACCAACATTAGTCTTGAATACACGAGGTACCATAGTAGTGCCAGTAGGCATCATCTTCTCAGGATGCTTAACAGCACGCAGCTTCATAAACAAACGACGACGATAATCTTCCTTAATTTCAGGATTGTTAATATCGTTCATCTCATATGGGTCATAAACAGTAGAAGCGACACCAAAATCGTCAACGCCAGGATAACTTACTTTACCAGTCTCTTCATCAACAACTGGCGCAACAACATTACCATTAGCGTCAAAAACAGGTCTTGCTTCAAAAGAGCCATTCTTATACACTTCGCTAACACCCTGTAGCAAACGAGTAGGTCCATATAGCTCCTCAGCCATCTTGCTGTTATCGCCATCCAATGGACTATAAACACGGGCCTGATAGTTGCCCTTAATCATTGCGAATTCGCAATCCAACTGATGCTCACGATACAACTTAGTTTCGTTGTAAACCAGCATCCATTCACCAGTATCATGGTCATCAGAACCAAAGTTTACAAGGCCAGCTGCATAGTCATACTTAACAAACTGTCCCTGCTCCAGAACCTCAATAGAGGGGTCTGCAGGTAACTGAGCATAAATCTGAGCAGTGCGCTGTGCAGACAAGTGGTTAGGCTCAACCTGGCCGTAGCCCAGTTCAACATATCCGCCATTCTTCACAGAAGCCTGACTAGTAATATGCTTACTTAAAAACTCTTTAAGCATTTCTATATTTCCTCCTTTTAGTTTTTATTACATTTCACTCGCAACAGAACGAATAGCTTTAATCCAAGCTGGAGCATCATCATTCATGCCACCATTTAAACTAAAGGTCATTGGGTCTTTGCCATCGTTCTTATCATCATCAAGGTTGAAACTGACCTTGTTGCGAACACATAAAATAGAAAGCTCTGCTTCAATTTCTTTTGGAGAATATTTGTCAATATTTTCTACGACATCTTTCTTATCTTCATCAGAAAGCATATAGAAACTTGCAATCATCTTCTCTTTTTCTGCCTTCTCAATACCCTTCTTGAAAGTAGTCAACTCATTTAGCTGGCTCTGTAGAGTAGTGATAGTGGACTGTGCATTAGCATAATCAGTCTCTAAAGCAGAATATTTATTGCTTAGCTCTACATATTCTTGAATTTCCTCAAGATTGTATTTTTCCTTTTTGCCCTGCTTTTTCTTTTTCTCGTCCTCATCATCGGAATCGTCGTCATCCTCGCACTCACACTCGGACTTCTTCTTTCCACACTTAGGGCATTTTTCCTCTTCGCCGCCCTCATCATCGTCGTCCTCGGGCTTCTTACCCTCGTCCTTCTTTGACTTAGCATATTCAGCAACTGCGGCTGCGTCGAACTGTGGCTCTTCAGCTGGAGTATAATCCTCCAATAACTGAGCCTCGGCCGCAAACACAACAGAGCCATCTTCGGCAACGGAGAAATCAAGACGATAGTACTTTTCATCGGCAGTTAGAACAGCAAATAGCTTCTGTCCCTCGTCTTCACAGACACTCTCAATGCCGTAAGTACCTTCTACATGGCTATAAAGAGCGGTCCACAAAGCGTCACCGATTTCAACAGCGTATCTAGTAAACACTTTTTCTCCTCCTTTATTTAGTAATTCTTTCAATTCGTTCATCATAGAGAATACTTGCTCTTTAAAACCATCAGCAAAAGCGAATTGAATTACAGGGGCACCAATAGTAGAACCTTCGAAGCAAGGTTCATTATTCACACCCAATGTACAAAGTTTTGAGATAATTGCTTCATTGATAATGAAAAATTTAGGTTCTCCATTACCATCTTTTGACCAATGTGCATCAATTGTGTCTTCATCGAGTTCCATAGAATGATTATTACCCTGGGATAAAATTCTACGACACTCGGGATACTGACCAGTCCATAGCCAGCCTTCAGTCATCATATATTCACGCTCATTCATTCCATCATCTAAAAACTTTTGAAACCAAACCTTAGCATTTAAATCAACAAATCCATAGGGTCTAGTTGTATCCTTAATTTCAAACTTACCATTTGAAATATCAATAATGCGGTTATGCTCCTCAAAGTCGCCCTTTTCTTCATTATAAAATCCGACAATAGGGCAGCCGGGGAGGGAGTTTGCCATTTGTTTAGCAGTCTCCTTGGTAATAATACTTCTATTACGATTTGGTTCATCACCAACATAACACACTTTAATTTGACATTTAGAAATCAAAGGATTAAGAGGAGTGATATTGATAAATTCAACAGGTGTGTCCAATTTAATACTTGTATGCATTGGCATTTTAATCTCCTCCTTAGCTCATAGATTCTTTATTTTGGATAGTCTTTTCAGATTTCTCGGAGTCTGGTTTTTCCGGACGGCCCGCAGATTTCTCAGAAGTCTATCCTCCTGTATTAGTTTGAGTTTTATTTGTTTGAGTCTAATTAGAATTGCCCCCACCTTTTAAATCTTCCATTTTCATAGTAGAAGACATTAGAGGAGGAATCATAATCTCACTCAACTTCATAACTTCATTCTCAAAGTAAGCAGTATTTAAGATAAAGCTCTGGGAGTGACCCAACGCAATTTGGGGTAACATTTTTGAATATCCCATTTGGACTTGTTCTTTATACATCTTAGCTAACTCTTTATAATTATATTGTGTGGTTTCCAGCATATATAATCTGAAGTTATATTTCTTCTTTGCCCCACTCAATGATTGAGTGATTCTATCAAAGAAAATCTCAAATTGTAATAATAATGTGCGTAAAGCAGCTTCATCATTTAAAATAGATTGAGTTAATGCCAAATTACCATCGGTATTAAACATATTCTGAGAAATACCAAGAGCATTAAACACACTACGCTCCACTTTAGCTAAATCATCTTGTGAAGTAGTGGTATTTTTATCTGACATATCAATACTATCAATGTCTGCAAATGTGGTCAACACATCGACGCCGACCGCACGCTTTAACATTTGCACAGCATTATTATGAATATCTCTTGCTTCATCAACGTCGAAAATCAAATCTCCATTTTTATCCATTGGTAACTTCTGGACTACAATTTTCAACAATTTCTGCATTTGCTTTCTACGGTCCAAATCTTGAGCCGCATCCAAATCCAGAATTGCAGGAATAGCGTTGATAAATAAAGGGATGTCGGCGGCACCATTGCCACCATTAGCGAAACTGAATTTCACAGTGTTCTGAGGTTCCAGCATCCACCAACCAGAATCGTCCACCCAACGGCTACCCAAGTAACCACCAACGGTTGGGTCTTGACCAAGAGACTTCTGTCTACTCAACTTTCCACTCTTGTAAGCGACATAGCCTTTCTTAAACTCGTCAGGGAACATATTCAATACTTGCATACGGTAAGTGGTGTCTGGAAAAGCCTAATCAAAGAATTTCATATTAAATTCAACAACAGGTAAATTACCTTGGTTGAAACGACTACGACAGTAATTAATGGGAAGTTCTTGAATGATTACTCCTTTTGGACTATGAACAATATAGCCATAATAAGCGCCATTCTTCACAACTCCAAGAGCAATATCACCGCAAACTTTAGCGATGTAAGAATTATCAAGATAATGGAGGACTTTATTCAAATCAGTTAAAATCTTCTCATTTGTCTTAGCAGCCTCGTCAAATACTTCAGGTACAACATACCAGTCATATCTATACATGGTTGCCGCATAATTACAAACACGTTGATAAATACCGCTAGCCTTATAGAAATAATTAGAAATCTCACGCAAACGGACAACATCGTTATCCATCAAAGCACGATAAATAATAGCCTTATTAATAACGCCACGGGTAACACCTTGAATCGCGCCAAGATTTAAAACAGCATCATCCAAAGTTTTAGTATTGATTTTAATCTTACCATATTCGGTAATTCGATTATCCATCATATTAAAACCTTTTGAACGGATTTCTTCTTGTCTACTCAACTCCAAAACTCCACCTCCTTTTAATATCCTGCTAAATTCATAATATAGTCATAGGAGATTAAATTTTCGTCAGTATATGGAATTTCAATCAACTTAAAATCATGTAAAGCACAAAAGCGTCGTTTTTGATTATCATTATACTATTGTTGGAAGAAACCTTTTTTACCACCGAATTTCGCACTAGGCTCATAATGTTGCTTACCTTGATACTCAATAATAAAATCAATTTTTCCATCATCATCAAAAACGACAAAATCAAATCTTAAAGGGCGACCATTTGGGCTCTTTAAGTCGGGGAAGATATACTCCATTTTAAAGGGGAGTTCAGCTTCCTTTAAGATTTCTTCAATCTTAATTTCTCCTCTCGAAGCTCTCATAGTCAACCTCCTTAATTGAAGAATGCCCAATCAGCGGCATTAAACTTCTTTTTCTTTTTCTTTTTATCTTCTTCTTGCTTAATATAATAAAGACCATATTCAAAAGCGGAAAATTTATCTTTCCTAATTCCACGATTAGCTTGTTTTAAGATGATATTTACGCCTTCATTTTCTTCACGCAAATTCATCATCTCTTCCTTTAATATGGAAGTTAAGGTAAATGGTTTTAAATATTCTGCCCTTTCCTCAGGCTTCATATTTTGTCCCATTTTAGTTGCCAATAATTTTTCCTTAGCTCCACGCTCGTCAATAAGGAATTTTACCTTACCGGCTTGTAGCTGAGTCTGCGCATTTGCGTGACACTCAGTATTAATAGGAGCATTTGCTTTTAGAATATACATAGCATCAAACTCAGTATTTGCAGTTCGATATTTTTTATAATAACCATCTTCATCATTCTCAACACCAAAGTCTGGGAAGAAGTCACCATTTTCATCTTCTTGAGATTTAATCATATAGTCAACTAATCCAATACCAAGACCATTACCGTCGATTACGATTGTGCGGGCTTTATACTTATAATATAATTTCTTAATTCTAATTGCCTGGTCCTCAAAATGTTCATCCGCAAAAGTATAAATATTAACCAAAGACTTAATTGCGGGACCTTGTGCTTGAGGGGTTACCTTAAATACACAAACAACAGAGTCACATCCCTTACGACCTACGTCAACTGATAGGATATAGTAGGCGTTCGCCGCACTCCTGCCGGAATGCTCATATTCAGGTTTCTGTAACTTACGATTTCTATCAAAGAACTCACCATTAAAGAATGCATCTTCAACAGTACCAGACCAACGACTCTCATATTCACGAGCAAAAGAAGCTTCATTGAAAGTTCCGTCATTCTTTAAATCTTTAATAAAATTCGCATCAAGCAATTTGACCAAAACAGGAATTCGCCAAGTACCACCCATGATAATTGCTTTTTCAGGCTCGGTTACCATACGAACAAGTAAGGTAATTAATTTATCATATGGGAAAGTATTTTTCCATCCTGCGGTTGTGACATAAATCTGACTCTTATTCAGCGTCTCTTCTGGATGAACAGTTCCATCTAAACATCTACGAGAAACGTTAGTGGTAGGAATAATAACTTCAGAAAGGATGGTACCATCAACGCCAACACATTCCTCAATTAGTCCTCCATGACGACGCTTACCACGCGAACTCTCACGAGCCGCAATATTATCGAAATAAGAACCATTTTTAAAGACATATTTACAATAGTCTTTACCCTCTAGTGTTTTACCTCGACCCCAGTCAATTTCTCGACGGAACGCAGGTACTAGAGTACAAATTTCTTGAACCTTTTCTTTTACGATGCCAGCTGCCTACTCTTTACCACCAGATGTAACAAATAACTTTGCCCCTGGATATAAAACACAACGGCACATCAAAACCATAATAGAAAGGAAAGATTTAGAATACGCACGGGGGAATACCATGTAAACATATTTATATCGCATTGCCGCACGTAAGAAAACTCGTTGATAGAAATAAAATTTTAATTCCTTCTTAACTTCTGGATTACCACCATCTTGTAAGAAGTCAATAAACATATCTGGGTATTCTCGCCAGTAAGCTACATAGTCTCTGGCTACAGGAATTATGGCACGCACTCTTTCTTCAGAAAGACCAACCTTTTTACGAGATTGTGATAAATTCAATAAATCCTGCAGTGCCATAATTATCCACCTAAAATTGATTTTAAGAAAGCTTCATCATCATCCGCAAGCTCATCTTCGAAATCATTAAAAGCAGTAAAGTCCTCATCATGTAAAACTTTCTCAGCATTATCTTCGAATAGAGAAGCTTCAAATGCATCTTCGTCCTCAGAACCATCATCGGACTCAAGTTTAGCTTCATTTTCCTTATCTTTTTCAATTTCACGAAGAGCGTGTTCAATCATAGAACTCAAGTTAGTCTCTTCATTAATTAAATCGCGTGTATAACTCTGTAAATCTTGTAATGTTCTATCAACTTTATCATTTGGTTCATCAATATAATATCTAGGAATAAATCCCTCTCTCTCACAGAGAGCAACCAATTCACCAATACTATCAATAAATTCGCCAGACTCAGCTTTATTCTGAGCCGCAGTAAACTTACCAGACTTCATTAAACTGTCATAAACTTTACTCATCTTCTGGAAGCCCTCAATATCGCCAATGTCGATTAATTGATTCGCCTTGAGAGATGTCTTACATACTAATTTCAAAGTATCAATGTGTCCGGCGCCTTGAATATCATATGATTGCATCATTTCTTCATATAACTATTCAAGTCTAATCCACTCTTCTGGCTTATAGGTTTTACCCCATTTCAATCGAAGATATGTTCTATCTTCTTCAGTTAAATCATCCACAAAATCGTCTTGGCCTCCACTTTGCTCCGCAAAGTAGTCGTCTCCAGACGACAGGAATGGATTATCATTAGTTTCCTGGTAAACAGGAATTTCAATTTCCCCTTGGGGAATCGGAACACTAGCCGTGGCGAGCGCTTGAGCGATTTCCGCAGCTTCATATCCCTAACGCTTCATAGTTTCTTCAATTTTCTTATTTGCGACTTCTTGTAAGAACTCAGTATCTTTCCAACGATAATCTCTAAACTGCTTTAGTTTCATCTTTGAAAGATAACGACCTACAATAGTCGTACCAGTTAATTTAGAACGGTCTTTACCATATGATGCCAGTAACTTGTTCCATTCTTCTGGAACATATGGAACATCACATTCTTGTAAAATCCATAAATAAGTATCTGGATTAAAATTATCTACATGCATCGTCGCACACTTCTTACATTTATGCAACTTACCTTCTGGATACTTACTTGTATTATTAGACCCATAGAACTAATCAGCGTTCATTGTTCGATTACATTTTTCACAATAAAAGCTTTCAGCCATAAAAATTCCTCCTTTACTTATAATGAAAATTCAAGGCCGGAATTATGACTTTTTGGCCTTAGAGTTTCTGCACTTTTTACAAATACTGTAAAAGCCATCTTTTGAAGTCTTATTCTTACTAAAATATTTATTATGTGCTAATTTAATTTCTCCACAGCGGCTGCACTTCTTATACTTACCTTTCATTTCATTTAAAAAATACCAGTTAAGTAATCTATCTTCCGCCTCGGAAGCTATTAATTTTGGAATTTTATTTCTCCATAAACTTGAAATATATTCAACACTATGTTTAATCCCAAATTCCATTTGAAGTTTTTCTTGAATGTCAATATTTTGCAACCCATCAACTTTGTATTCACAAATGCGGTCATATAAAGGATAATCTTTTAAAGCTGCATCCGCAACTTCATCAAATTCCTACATAAGATACCACAAATCCTTTTCAAACTCTCCCCAACTTTCTTGCTTCATTAAGGAGTAGTTACATAAGATTGCTGAAACGACTTTCGGGTCACATAAAGAAACACCCTCTGGAATCACATAACCTTCATCGTCAAAATCAAAGTCGCTTTCTAAAGGTATAAAGTGTTTCGAGCGGGTGATATTTTTGGGGATTATTGGTTTACGATAGGCATCTTTAAGAATATATTGGTCCTTTCGTAATTCGATAATCGCAGTCTTGATGATAAAAGCATCACGCCCGGAAGTAGTCTTTAACTTCTGTTCCCACATCTTAATGGCTTCTCTTAATTGTGCTAACCCAGGTATCTCTTCTACATCTTTCTTTGTTATCATTACTTTTGGTTGAAAAATCTAATTCTTATCATTACTAATCATTCCATAAATGCCATCTTCGCCATTTTCGAGTTGGGAAACAAGACCTTCGAAAGAAGTTTCACGTTTATTGACTGTGGCCATTCGGTTCTCAGTTAATAGCTTACGCTCCTTTTTCTCTTGTTTCTCCATGCAAAGAACTAGGTAGTCCGCAAGTGTCTCAAGGTACTAGGGAGTAGGATTGGGACACTCTTCTAAAATTTTTTCGACTAACTATTTTCTTTCTTCTGGAGATTCTAAAGTATAATTTAATTTGGTCATTACTTTACCTCCAGTCTTTCATACTTTTATTATACCAGAAAATTTTTCTTGAGTCAAGTTTTTCCGAAAAATTTTTCCCTAACTTATATTTAAAAATTCTGACAATAAAATAAATTGGATTTGACCTGAAGCAACCGACTTGACAAAAGAAAAATTTTTTGTTATAATATTTATATAAATAAAAGATAAGGAGCAGTATATATGATTGTCGCAATCGTTATCCTAAGTATCTTATTGGTCGGCGCAACCGCCTTTATTTTTTGGTTACTTGGGGTGCTAAAAAACACCTTTGATATTGTTGAAGCCTCTTTAGATATGGCCTCCGGCAAACCTTCCGCGAAATTCGGGAAAGCATATGATGGTAAATATTATCCCGCAACAGTAATCTCGCAAGTTAAATTCAATTCAGATTCTGAAATGATGATTACAGATTTTTCGATGTATGATGAAAAGAAAATTGTAGGTTTTACAATATGTACGAAAGAAAGTGAACGAGAATATATCGGTGCGCAAGGTGATGATGTTCCCGATGAAATCCTTGAAGAGGCTTTTGGAACTCCGACAATATTTAAGAATGTTGTTGTATATGCTCCTTGGGAAGGAATGTGGACATGGAAACCAGCGGATTAATTATTGCTATTTTATGGGCAATCATGTCACTCCTGGTGATGATTCAATATGCACCAGCCTGTAAAGATTTAAATTGGAAAGACCAATTAATCGTAGGCATTATCTTTATTATTGGCGGTCCAATATTCGCGGCCGCAAATGTACTTGAAGCAATTTTAGACTGTATTTTACCGGAAGGGTGGGGGGATGACGACGATGGTCCTTGGAAATATTAAAGAATATACTAAAGCACTGAAAGAACAATTTAAAGACCGCATTACCGCAATTGGTGATGCACCTAAGTTAGCAATTATCCAAGTTGGAAATGTAGAAGCATCAAATCGTTATATCAAAAACAAAGTGAAAGATTGTGAAGAGGTCGGTATCATTGCTGATGTTTATCAATATCCAGAGGATATTACTGAACATGAGCTATGTGAAAATATCAAGCTCGACCAGGAACACTATGACGGCGTTATAGTGCAACTACCACTCCCACCTCATATCCGCGAGAAGGTCGTGGTTGCCGCAATCAATCCTTTGAAGGATGTTGATGGATTTCATCCAGATAGTCCTTATGACCCAGCAACTCCCGCAGGCATCATGAAATATCTTCGTGCTTGCGATTACGACGTTGCGGGACGCGACGTCGTAATCATTGGTCGCAGTAATATTGTTGGTAAGCCTTTGGCGAGAATGATGACAGACGCAGATGCGACAGTAACTCTTTGCCACAGTAAATCAAAATTGTCACATCATTTGTATGGGGCTGACCTGATTGTCACAGCAGTAG